GGCACACAGAATTTAGATAAAACAGTTGCAGTAACTAATTTTAGAGAAGGTAATATATTACAGACAACATTTACAGCTACAGCACAGACTTCATTTATTTATGTAGAAGCACCAAGTGTGCAATTAGATGTTGACTATGTAAGAATATCTAGAAGTGATATAGCGACTAGAAAATTAACTTTTATATCTTATGATAATTATTTACAAGCATATAAACCAATTGATGATACTAATAATAAAGGTAGTTATTCAGCACCATTAAGAGTTTATATATTACCAAACTATACATCATTTGGTGTAAGTCCAAGACCAAATACTAACGAGTATAGTGTAGGATATAATTATTATCAAACACACACAGATTTATCTGCACACGGTGATAACATGAGTTTACCTGATAGATTTAGCACACTAATAGTTGATAGAGCAAAATATTATACATATATGCTAAGATCAGATCCACAGCATGCACAGTTAGCAGATAGAGATTTTCAAAGAAAACTTAAATTATTAAAAGTAGACTACGCTACTAAAAATGATTATATGCGTAGTGATGCAATATCTGAAAGTATTGCTACAAATATCGGAGGTAGAATGGCATAATGGCTATAAAAGAAGAAGAACAAAAGAAAAACGGCATGAAAATTGTTGATAATATGGATGGTATGAAAAATGCTACAGAAAAATTAAATATGAAAGTAGCTGATATAACTGATAAAATGACTCTTAGTGAAATTAGAGAATATCTTAGAAGAGTTGAAAAAGGTGAAAGTGTTAAAGATCTTTTAGAAAATAAAAATATAAAAAAAATAGAGTTAGATCAATTACAAAAATTAGCAGATAAACAAACTTCATAATGCCAACAACGGATCTTATATCACCATTTGTAGTGAGTTGTGCAGGAGGACTGACACTTAATAAAGATGTCTTTTCAATGCAACCTGGAGAAGCACTTATACTACAAAACTTTGAACCTGATATAAAAGGTGGTTATAGGCGTGTTAGTGGTACTGCTCAGTTTAATACTACAATTGTTCCACAAGGATCAAGCACTACAAGTCTAGTAGTAGATTGTTCTATAATATTTAATGGACAAGTAATAGTTGCTAGAGGTGGTGATATACACAGAGGAACTACATCAGGTAGTTTTACAACTTTAACAACTGGATTAGGCACAGCAACTAGAGCATACGATTTTGAAAAATTTAATTTTAATGGAACTGATAAACTAGTTATTGCAACAGGTCATTCACCTGCACAGATTATTAATTCTAGTTTTGCGGTTGATGTTGTAAATGCTACAGGTGGAGGGACAGCACCTACTAATCCTAAATTTGTAAAGGCATTTCAAAATCATATGTTTTATGCAGGTGCAACTAACTCACAAGAGGTTATATTTAGTGTGCCGTTTGAGGAAGATAATTTTACATCAGCTAGTGGTGCAGGATCATTTATAGTTGACTCGGCAGTAGTTGGATTAAAAGTATTTAGGAATGAATTAATTGTATTTTGTGAGGATAGAATCTATAAATTAACAGGGACATCATCTAGTAATTTTGCAGTACAAGAAGTTACAAGAAATATTGGATGTAGAGATGGTGGCAGTATTCAGGAGATTGGTGGTGATGTTATATTTTTAGCACCAGATGGTCTTAGAACTATTGCAGGTACGGCTAGAATTGGTGACGTTGAACTTGGATCTATATCTAGACAGATACAAACTAGAATTGACGATATAGGATTAGATAGAATATCATCTGTTGTTATTAGGGGTAAATCCCAGTACAGATTATTTTATCCAGTAAATGCCACTGGACAATTATCATCAAAAGGAATTATAGGTGTATTAAAAAATAATCCAAACAGAGGTTCTATTGGATTTGAATATGCTGATATGGTAGGTATTAAACCTGCATGTACAGATTCAGATTTTATTAGTGGAACTGAAACACAGGTATTTGGTGGTTACGATGGATTTATTTATAAAATGGAAACTGGTAATACATTTGCAACAGGTTCTACTACAGCAACTATACAGGCAGTATATAGATCACCTGATATGGTAATGGGTGATCCAGGTATTAGAAAATATATGCAAAGAGTTAATTTAAATTATGAAGGTGAAGGAACATCTATTGATGCAAACTTAGCTCTTAGATATAATTATGATGATCAAAATAGTCCACAGCCAACTAAGATTGCACTACCAACCGTAGGAGGTGCAGGACAATATGGTGCTGCTAAATATGGTAGTTCATTATATGATGCATCAGGTGTACCATTAGTACGACAATCAGTAGAAGGATCTGGATTTGCTGTAGCACTACAGATAGACGATCAAAATAGTGCAGACTCATTTTCAGTTAAAGGATTTCAATTAGAATTTACCCCAGGAGGAAGAAGATAATGGCAGGCTATTCAGCACGACAAGCAAGTTTCACTACAGGTGATACTATACTTGCAGCTCATTCCAATGATGAGTTTAACCAAGTACTAGCTGCGTTTAACGCAACCACAGGACACACGCATGATGGAACTGCGGGTGAAGGTGGTCCTATTAGTACTCTTAGAGACTCAGATTCATTAAATAAAATATTTGTAGATACAAGCAATAATCATTTAGAATTTTATGTTGAAGTATCTTCAGCAGCAGTACAGCAGTTAAGAATACAAGATGGTGCTATAGTACCTATCACAGATAATGATATAGACTTAGGAACTTCCTCTCTTGAGTTTAAGGATTTATTTATAGATGGTACAGCAAATGTTGATGCTATTAATTTAGATGGCACACTTATCACATCAACTGCAGCAGAATTAAATATATTAGATGGTGTAACAGCAACAGCTGCAGAGCTTAATATATTAGATGGCGTAACATCTACTACAGCAGAGCTTAATATTCTTGATGGAGTAACTGCAACAGCAGCAGAATTAAATATTTTGGATGGAGTAACATCTACAGCTGCAGAATTAAATATCTTAGATGGTGTTACTTCGACAGCTGCAGAATTAAATTTAGTTGATGGTATTACAGCAGGAACTGTAAGTGCATCTAAAGCAGTAATAGTAGATTCTGATAAAGATTTAACTGGTCTTAGAAACTTAACTATCTCTGGAGATCTTACAGTATCAGGTGATGATATTACTATGGGTACAAATACTGCAGGTAATTTATTAATCGCAGATGGTACAAACTTTAATTCAGTGGCAGTAGGTTCATTATCAGAGATATCTACAGTAGCATCAGATGATGTATTACTAGCTGTAGATACTTCAGGTGGTGGACTTAAAAAAATTACAAGATCTACATTAACAGCAGGTCTTGTATCAGGTTCTGAAATATCAAACATAGTTGAAGATAGTACACCTCAACTAGGTGGTGATTTAGATGTTAATGGTAATGGTTTAGTATCTACATCAAATGGTAATATTGCTTTAACACCTAATGGAACTGGAGTTGTTAGAATTGATGGATCTAATGGTATTGACATGCAATCTGGGGCTATATCTATTAAAAACTCTGGTGCACAATCTTACGTTAGATTTTACTGTGAGTCTTCAAATGCACACTATGCACAATTACAAGCACCTGCTCACTCAGCTTTTTCTGGTAATATTACATTAACTTTACCAGCCACTACAGATACAGTTGCAGGTATAGCAGCTACACAAACTTTTACAAATAAAACACTAACATCACCAAAAATAAATGAAGATGTAGCTGTGACTGCAACAGCAACAGAAATAAATATATTAGATGGGGTGACATCTACTACAGCAGAACTTAATATTTTAGATGGTGTGACATCTACTGCGGCAGAGCTTAACATATTAGACGGTGTTACGTCTACTGCAGCAGAACTTAATATTTTAGATGGTGTGACATCTACAGCTGCAGAATTAAATATTCTAGACGGTGTAACATCAACAGCATCAGAACTTAATTTATTAGATGGTGGAACATCAGTAGGTAGTTCATTAACATTAGCAGATTCTGATGGTATTATAATGAATGATGGTGGTACTATGAAAAGTATGCCAGCATCAGATATTAAAACTTATGTTGGTGCATCAGCTGGTGGTTTTTCTATAGCTAATTTAGATATTGATGGTGGTACAGATATAGGAGAAGCTATTGTAGACGCAGATTTATTTATAGTAGATAATGGAGCAGGAGGCACTAATAGAAAAGTTGCTGCTTCAAGATTAGTAACATATGTTGATGCAAACTCTAGTGCTGCATCAGTAGGAAAAGCAATTGCAATGGCAATTGTATTTGGTTAAAATTAAAGAGGAGATAATATGGCTACACCAAACATCGTAAACGTAGCAACTATTAATGCTAAGAACGCAACTGCTTTACTAGATGGTACATCTAGAACTACAGCGGTTGATGTTGCAGCAGATAAAGTTGCCAAAATAAATACAATTCTTGTTGCAAACGTGGATGGTACAAATGCTGCTGATATTACAATTGAGGTTAGTGTAGATAATGGATCTAACTATGTTAAGATTGCTAATACAATATCAGTACCAGCAGATGCTACCCTAAGTTTTTTAGAGAATCCGATTTATTTAGATGAAACAGATATATTAGCTTTTACAGCATCAGCTGCAAATGACTTAACTTATTTTGTTTCTTACGAAGAATTAGATGACGCATAATAGATAGAATTATAGGAGGCAACATAATTCATGGCTAATGGCGGATTTATAGGACCTGTAAAAGTAGTATGCACACCATCTACTAAAGTCACAACATTTACATCATCAGGTACTTTTACAAAAAAAAACTGCACATCAACTGTGCCAGAAGTATTAGTAGTTGCTGGTGGAGGCGGAGGTGGACAATATGGCGGTGGTGGCGGTGCAGGTGGTTATAGAACAGCCACTTGTGTTTCTTTATCTGGAAACTCTGTAGCAGTAACTGTTGGTGGTGGTGGAGCTGGACAAGCTTGTTCAGGAAGAGGTGCTAATGGTAATAACTCATTAATATGTGGTATTTTAACTTCTGCTGGCGGTGGAGGCGGTGGTAATGTAAATAGTGCTTCTGCTGGAGCTGGTTTAGCTGGAGGCTCTGGAGGTGGAGGTGGTAATACATCTTCAAGTCCTCAACCAGGAGGAGCAGGTAACACACCACCAGTATCTCCTTCTCAGGGAAATAATGGTGGAGCTGGATCTACTAATCCAGGACATAGAACTGGTGGCGGTGGTGGTGGTGCTTCAGCTACTGGAGGAAATTCTAGTTCTTCTGCTGGAGGCAATGGTGGAAATGGAACAGCAAATGATATTACAGGATCAAACGTAACCTACGCTGGAGGTGGTGGAGGATCAGACGCTAACTATGGATCTGCTGGTAGTGGTGGATCAGGTGGTGGCGGAGCAGGAGGAAATGCATGTACAGGTTCTAATGGAACAGCAAATACTGGTGGCGGAGGTGGTGGAGCTAGTCCTGCTAAATCAGGAGGTTCAGGAGTAGTAATAGTCAAAGAAACAATACCAAAATGTGCATCAGGTAGATGGACATTAAACGAACATTTCGATCAAGTAAAGAATTCAGAGTGGATAAATAGAACAGCATTAATAGATTACATGGTAGTCGCTGGTGGTGGTGGCGGTGGATCACAAAACTCAGGAGGTGGTGGTGCAGGAGGTTATCGTGCATCAGGATATGGCCCAAGTCCATTACGAGGATCAGCATTAGAATTAGATTTAGGAAGTCATACAATTACAGTTGGGGCTGGTGGAGCTGGTGGTGCTTTTCCCTCAACTTCATGCGGTACTTCAGGTCAAGCATCTACTTTAGGAACAATTACATCTGCTGGTGGTGGTGGTGGCGGTGGTAGAGTCGGTGGCAATCCTGCTGGCTGTTCTACTGGTGCTACTGGCGGTTCAGGTGGAGGTTCAGGAGAAGGTAATTGCACATGTGCTGCAGGTAATACTCCTCCAACAGATCCTCCTCAAGGAAATCCAGGAGGAAAGAAAAAAGGCGGTGGTGGTGGAGCCACAGCAGCTGGATCAGCTGGATGTGGTAATAATCCTTCATCTGGTGGAGTTGGAGGTGCAGGAGCACCAAATGCAATTTTAGGTTCAGCGACAACATATGCTGGAGGTGGCGGTGCAGGAAACTGTACTGCAGGAGCTGGTGGTGCTGGTGGAGGTGGTGCTGGTGGTAATGCAAATAATAATGGAACAGCTGGAACTGCAAACACTGGTGGTGGCGGAGGTGGTTCTAAAGGTGCTAATAATCTTGGTGGTGATGGCGGAGCAGGTGGTTCAGGTATCGTGGTTGCGAGAGTACCAGGAACTTCAGAAATTTCACTTAGTGCATCTCCAGGATGTGCTGCAGACATTTCATTGGCACCTGATCGTGGTCAAATTGCTAAATTTACTGCTTCAGGAACTTTAAATATTTTAGATCACTCATCTGGTATACCTATGAATTATTTAATTATAGCAGGTGGTGGTGGAGGTGGTACTGGTGATGGAGCTGCTGCAGAAGGTGCAGGTGGTGGTGGAGCTGGTGGATATAGAATTTCTTTTAATTGTGAAACTTCTGGTGGAGGAAGTTCATCTGAATCAGAAATATCTGTTTCAGCAGGAGCATATACAATCACTATTGGTGGTGGCGGAAACGGAGCAACTAGTAATGGTGGTGCTAATGGTTCAGCAGGAAATAATTCTTCTCTTTCTGGAATCACATCTACAGGAGGTGGTTATGGTGGAGCACAGAATAATAGTGGTGGACCTGGAGGATCTGGTGGAGGTGGTGGTACACAAAGACCAGGAAGCACTTCTGGTGGATCTGGTACACCAGGACAAGGTTTTGCTGGAGGAACAGGTACATGTGATGCCTCTGGAGGTGGTGGAGGTGGAGCTGGTAGTGCAGGATCAAATGCCACTCCTTCAAATACAGGTGGACCAGGTGGAAATGGTTTAGCTTCTTCTATTACAGGATCTCCTGTTACAAGAGCTGGTGGTGGAGGTGGAGCAAGTTATGTTCTATCTGGAGGATCAGGAGGACCAGGTGGAGGAGGTCAAGGAGGACATGAATCTCCAACTTCTCGTTGTGCAACTTCAGGAACAGTTAACACAGGATCTGGTGGTGGTGGAGCTATAGGAGATGTAGGAGATGCTGGGAATGGTGGATCAGGAATCGTAATAACTAGATTTCCAAGTTCAACAACTGTATCTGTTGCACCAGGCACAAATACTGTTTCAACTTGTGTAGGTCCAGCTAATGATAAGGTAGCTAAATTTACAGTATCAGGAACATTAACAATTTCATAACAGAATTTTTTATAACGGAGGAAAAAACATATGGCACATTTTGCAGAGTTAGAATCAAAAACCGACCCAACTGGTTTTACATCAGATACACATCTGATCGTAAAAAGAGTTGTAGTTGTAGGTAATGATTGTGTACCTTCAGATGAACACATTGATGGTGAAACATGGTGTGTTGATTTTTTCAAAGGGGGTACTTGGAAGCAAACATCTTATAACAATAACTTTAGAAAACAATACGCAGGTATTGGTTATAGATATGATGCATCCAAAAATAAATTTATTACACCACAACCTTATGCATCTTGGTCTTTAGATGATAATGATGATTGGCAAGCACCAATTACATACCCATCAGTAACTGATGATGGTCAAGATCCTGTTGTTTGGTCTTACATGATTAGATGGAATGAGACTAAATATCAAGCTGACAACAATACAGGTTGGGAAGCAACTAAATCT